TGGTGATCATGATGACTTGGTCGATTCAACAACACAAGCCATCATGCGATTCAGACAGGGCGGTCTGATCGGACACCCTGAAGACTACCTCGACGATAAAGTTGAGAAACAAAAAAGGAATTATTATTAATATGGGCATAATTACAAAAGGCATGGGCAAAATCATGAAGTCTAAGATGAAAAAGGCTTTTGTTGACAAACCAACTTTTCCAGGTCCCAATGCCATAAATATTTTAAACAGAGAATTAGCAAAAAAACAAATGAAGACAAGAAGGTTTGACGTTGTCTCAGGTGCTGCAAGAGAACGTAAAGGCAAACCTGGTAAAAGTTTTATTGAATTAGATGCAAGAATCAAAAGAGAAAATTTAAGAGATTATTATAAAAATTTGCCTCCACCACCAAAGGCACCACCAAAAGGTAAAAAATAATGGCAGTTTTAACAGCAATAAGAAAATATGTAATACGAGAGGTTTTAAAAGATTCACCTAGTGGTGTTTTGCAAACTTTACCTAATAAAGATTTAGTAGAGCTTAATGTGCAGGTCATAGCACAACGTCTAATGCAAGAGGGTATTGATCCAACTAAATTAAAAAATGCCAATCAAGTTGAGAATGCTGTTAAGATAATAGAGGGTAGACCAAACGTTCAACAAGGAATTAGAACTACAAAATCTGCAAAAGTATTTAATATTAAAGGCGAAGAATTAGATCCTAAACAACCAATTATAGGTGGTACTCAAGAAGGTAAAAAAATAGATACAGATTTTTTTATAAGAAACGCTGAGAAACAAATTAATGATCTACCACCACCAGGCAGTCGTGGTGGCAAAGATGACATTGCAGCTCCAGTGCAATCCTCAGAAGAAACTATAAAAAATATGATTGAGGCAGAGAATAAAAAAAATATCTCTAAAATGAAAAACAGAAAAATTGTTAAAGATGCAATCGACAATGTTTCACCAGGATTTGTAAAAGGAGATAGAAAATATAATGCACAACTTGTTGCAGAGGATTTAGCGGACAAAAAATTTGGTAAAGAATTTTATGATTTAGATCAAAAACAACAAATAGATCTTTACGGTGAAGCACTTGACGGATTAGACGACATCGATAAATTTGCACAAGGTGGACGTGCGGGGTTTGCTAATGGTAGTAAAGGTTTGTTAGATTTACTAGATATACAAGCTTCAGGATCAAAATCTGGTAAGCAAAAAATAAAAGGTGCACCAGAAGGTTTTACAATAGATAGTGAATCATACAATATTATTATTAATGCAGATATTCCTGTATCTGAAAAAATAAATCTTCTCACAAAATACAGCCGTGACAAAGGCAGAGATAGAATTGAAAAAGACGATCAAGAATTATTTTTAGGTGAGGGTGGTTCTAAAAAAAGAGAGGTAGGATTAGGTTTTAATAAAGATGGTGAGGGCATTACTGGACAGATTATGTATGATGTAGACACAGGTGAACCAAGATTTGATGTTGGTTTTAAAAAATCTTTTTCTGACGGTGGACGTATTGGTTACAAGATAGGTTCGATTGACAAAGCACGTAGAGCATTTTTAAAAACTGCGGCAAGTATTGGTGGAAGTATAGCTGCACTTAAAACAGGATTGTTAAATATTGGTAAAGGTGCTGATGCTGTTAAAAATCTTCCCCCAATAAAAACACCTGTAACAAAATTAGAAGGCACTACAACACAAATGCCAGATTGGTTCCCATCATTTATAAATAAATTCAGAGACGAGGGAAAAGCAAAGGATGTGTTTAAAACAAAAAAAGTAGAGGTTAGTAAGGAAGAATTTGATCAAGCCTTTAAAGAAGGCAAAGGTGAAAACTATTACACTGATGTTGCTAGAACTCCAGAGTACAAAGCAAACAATCCTGATCATATGGATTATTTTAAATTAGAAGATACTGATGAGAGAATATACACAACATATACAAATGATAAAGTTCCTGGTGTGCGAGTTGATGATATGGATGGTAATGTTGATGTGATGTTTGAAAATGACTATTCTCAACCGGTATCCCTTAATTACACTGCACCAGGTAAAAGAGGACCCGAGACAGGAAGAGCTGATCTGTTTGTTCAAGGTGAGGCAAAAATAGAATCAAAACCAAAAGGAGAATTTGTTGCTAACGATGTAGAAACATATGCAACAGATCCGGATGGAGGTTATGAGGCAGTAGATGTTATTGCTGATACAGTAGATGATATGATGGAGGGCAAAACTCGTCAGATGGAGGAATACGCGACTGGTAAGAAAGTTAAAAATTTATCTAGAGGTGAGGGTAGAGTTATTGAGGCTGAAATAAGAGCAGAGCAAGCATCAGATGCAGCCGCGGAAGCTGCAGCAGAAGCTGCAGCAGAAGCAGCCGATGAATTTGCATCAGGCGGTATCGCTAGAATGTTAGGAGAATAATGAACCCGTTTAAGTACGCACAGATGATGAAGTATCTGACTCGGGCAAAGAAAGCTAACCCAGAACTTCCTAATGTCTTTCCTGCAAGCAAAGCACCTATCCCAGCTAAAACACAAACTGTTGAAGAAATGGAAGCTATTAACAGATTTGTGCGAGACAATCCAAGAACAAAAAAAGCAGGTGGCGGTATGTTAGTGCAACCAGGTTTCGGTGGCGTGAGGCAGGGGTATGCTGTGTCTAAAACAGACAACAACAAATACAGAGTAACAGGTGAAAGAGGAGGTGTTAACTATAGCGATTGGGCAAGAGAAAATGATGTGCCTATACGTTTTTCTAATAAAAAAGACGCTGAAGCAGCTCAAAAAAAATTTTACAAATCTGTGGCTAAAAAAACAGATATTACAAAAGAAGCTTGGACAAATGAAATGACCTCTTTGACTGAAAAGTTTAATAAAATGGTATTAAAAGATTTTGAAAAAGGGAACATGTCAAAAACTCCTAGGTTTGCAACTTGGCTAAAAAATCAAAAATTAAAAAACGCTGGTGCTAAATTTTTTGAAACTCGAGCACCAAATTTTAATGTCATAAACGTTAGTAACAAAAAATTTGAATTAGCAGACATTTTAATTAACAGAGCTAATGGTGATTTAAAACATACAGAGTGGATGGACATTCAAAAAAAATTAAGTCCTGGAGAAGTTATAGATACTAGAACTTGGAGGAATTATATTGATAGACTTGATACGAAACCAGATAAAGCAAACAAAGCTTTTGATTATTTATTAGATAATGACATTGAATTAAAACTTCCTAAAAATTTAAGTAAAACAATGGCAGCGGAGGGAAGTCTTTTAAGAAAAGTAATTTCTGACATTACAGGTATACAAGGTAGTGGAGCCATACGTGCTGGTCTAAACATGAACGATGCTTACAATAAAAATATAGATCAGATAAAATTTGCTAATAAAGGTAATCTATGGACACTAGGTGAAGGCAGAACTTTAAGTGAGATTTTAGAAAACGCTGACTACAGAATGAAAGGAAATATTTCCTGGACCTCTGATATTAAATTGTCAAACAGAGCTAACAAAAATGTATTTGACTATGCACTTAGAAATTTTAACTATCATCAATTAAATAAGACAGGCGAAGGCACGATACAATTTTATGACAAGAAAACTAATAAACCTGTTAACTGGGATACTCTTCCTAAAAACAAAAATGGTTTTAGAGTTTTAAAACCAAACAGTGTTTATTTCATAGACGCCAATGATCCTAACAGAACCAAATGGGACATGACATCCATTGATGCAGATAATTTAAAATGGTCTAAAGGGACAGGCTCATCAGGATTATTTGATGAGGTATTTCAAGCAAAAGACATTTACGATAATTTATTATCTGAAGAAGTTATAAACCCTAAAACGGGAAAGAAAACTAGTTTTGGTAAATTGATGAAAGATGTTTATGAAATAGGTTTTTCTAATTTTGGTAATCCATATGCTATAGATCACAAAGACGGTGTTGCAAACAATCCTTTTAAAAATTTAAGGATCGCATCACAAAGAATTAATTCTGCATTGTCTGCATTGAACAGAGATACTACATTAAATAAATTTACCAAAGACGGAATACTTAAAGTTTTAAAAGAAGGAACTTTTGATCCTAGTCAAAAAAATGTCATAGACACGATTATTAAAGGCACTGCACCTATAAGAGAAGATGTTTTAGTTCAAGGCACAAAGTTTGATCAAAGCGAACTAGACATAGCAAAACAAAAGTTTTTAACAAACTTAGATAAAAATAAATTTAAAAGAGTTTCAAAAGTTTTAGTTAACGCTGCAATAGATGGTGGTTTCGGCGAAGCTGTTCAAAAAATTTGTATGCGAAGAAAAGCTAAAAAAGGCGGTAGAATGTTTTTTGCCGAAGGTCCTGGTTGCCCTGCAGCAGATCAAGATCCAAAAGGATTTTTAAAAAGTGTATCTGACAATCCTCAACTTGCTAAATTTTTTAAATCTAGTCCAGGTCAAAAAGCTGTATCTTTAGCTGCAAGAGTGACAGGTAATGTTTTAAATCCATCAACATTGATTGGTGGAGAGGTGGCTTTTGTTTTAGGAGATGCTTTAAATAATTATGCTTCTGGTTTAGATTTAGCAGAGTCTTTTGATAGAGCTTTTATATTTGCAGATTTTGGAAAGTTTGAAGAAAATTTAATAAATAAAGCAAAAGAGTTAGGATATGATGATAATCAATTAAATCTTTTACAACAAACAATAGATATAAATAAATTAGAGAACCGAAGAAAAAAATTAGAGTATGGGTTAGATGTTGAAAAACAAGATCCCAGTGGTTTGACTTCAGATGCAACAATGGGTTTTGAAAATCGTTTGGTTGACACCAATAAAAACTTAGACGACTCTGTTATTAATTATTTCAACACTTTAAATAAAATGGGATTTGATAGCAGCAAAGCAACCGATCAAGAAACAGGTTTTAGATATTTAGACAATGTGTTTAAAAAACAAACTCAAGATCAATTATTAAAAACTTTTGATAAAAGAAAAAGACAAGTAGATCCAACACAAACGCCTTTTGGTGCTTTTATAAGTCCTGTTTTTGATTTAGGATCTTATACTCAACCTTTAAAATTTGCAGCCGATATATTTAATCCTTTTACAAAAGATGTGCCTTTTTTATCTGAACGTCAACAAGAGGCTAAAAAATTAAGAGAAATGAGTGAGGAAGAATTAGATGCTTATAATAAAGCAAGAGGCTTTACGATAGAAGATATACAACAAGGCACTTCTCCACAGATAAGACCAGTAATGGATTATTTAGGCACTGATGTAACAGGACAGGGATTTGGAACTCAGTTTTTAGCAGGCGGTGGTATTGCTAAAATAGCAGGTGTAGATTCAGGCCCACCGCCAGTATCAGGACCAAACTCACAAGGGTTGCAAGGTCTGATGAAACGTGTTAGGAATAGATAGGAGTATATATGGCAGAAATAGACAAAGGACTCCCGAACACTAGAAAACAAGAAGAGATTCCTTCTCAAGAAGAAATCCAAGAGGTAGCTGTTCAGGAGCAAGCACAACAAGATTCAAAAGGACCAATCGAGGTCATACCAGAAGAAGATGGTGGCGTAACTTTAGATTATGAACCAGGTGCAATTAACGTACCAGGAACAGATTCACATTTTGATAACTTAGCAGAACTTTTACCTGATGATGTATTAGAACCAATCGGAAATGAAATGGTTCAAAATTATATGGATTATAAATCATCAAGAAAAGAATGGGAACAATCTTATATAACAGGTTTAGATCTTTTAGGATTTAAATATGAAAATAGAACTGAACCTTTTCAAGGAGCTTCAGGAGCCACGCACCCTGTGCTAGCAGAAGCAGTCACACAGTTTCAAGCTCAAGCGTATAAAGAATTATTACCAAGTGATGGACCAGTAAGAACACAAGTTGTTGGTGTTAAAAACGCACAAACAGAACAACAAGCAACTCGTGTAAAAGATTTTATGAATTACTTAGTCATGGATCAGATGAAAGAATATGAATCTGAGTTTGACTCAATGTTATTTCATTTACCCCTTGCAGGTTCAACATTTAAAAAAGTGTACTACGATGTGCCGATGGGAAGAGCGGTATCAAAGTTTGTACCAGCGGATGAATTAATTGTCCCGTATACGGCTACCTCATTAGACGATGCGGAGGCAGTTATTCATACAATAAAAATTTCTGAAAACGAATTAAGAAAACAACAAGTCAATGGTTTCTATAGAGATATAGAATTAGGCCCACCAGGTACAGACACAAATAACGAACTTGCAAAAAAAGAACGTGAGTTAGATGGCACAAAAAAAACAGGTAAGAATGAACCTGTTTATACTTTGTTAGAGTGTCATGTAAATTTAGACTTAGAAGGTTTTGAAGAAGTTGGACCTGAAGGGGACCCAACTGGAATAAAATTGCCCTACATAGTAACTGTAGAAGAAGGCAATAGGAAAGTTCTTTCTATTAGAAGGAACTATGCGCCCGATGATCTAAAGAAAAATAAAATCCAATATTTTGTCCATTTTAAATTTCTGCCAGGACTAGGATTTTATGGCTTTGGACTCATTCACATGATTGGCGGATTGAGTCGTACGGCAACGGCGGCTCTCCGTCAATTATTAGATGCAGGAACATTATCTAATTTACCAGCTGGATTTAAACAAAGAGGTGTTAGAGTTAGAGATGAAGCAGCTCCAATACAACCAGGTGAATTTAAAGATGTAGATGCACCGGGTGGATCATTGAGAGATGCGTTCTTTCCTTTACCATACAAAGAGCCATCACAAACTTTATTAAATTTATTAGGTATCGTTGTACAAGCAGGACAAAGATTTGCGAGTATTGCTGATATGCAAGTGGGTGATGGTAATCAAGCCGCTGCAGTTGGAACAACTGTTGCATTATTAGAGCGTGGCTCAAGAGTTATGTCTGCAATTCATAAAAGATGTTATGCTGCGATGAAATCAGAATTTAAATTATTAGCTAAAATTGTTTCACAATATTTACCACCAGAATATCCTTACGATGTTGTGGGTGGTGTAAGAAATATAAAACAAGCCGACTTTGATAATAGAGTTGACGTAGTGCCAGTTGCAGATCCTAATATTTTTTCAATGTCTCAAAGAATTACACTTGCACAAACACAATTACAGATCGCAACATCAAATCCACAGTTGCATAACATGTATCAAATCTATAGAAATATGTATAATGCAATAGGTGTCAAAGATGTTGATGCAGTATTACCACCACCAGCACCAAATATGCCCATGGATCCAAGTTTAGAACACATAAATGCATTAGCCGGTAAACCTTTTCAAGCTTTTCCTGGTCAAGACCACCGAGCACATATAACAGCTCACTTAAATTTTATGTCAACTAACATTGTAAGAAATAATCCTGCGGTTATGGCAGCAATACAAAAAAATATTTTAGAACATATTAGTTTGATGGCACAAGAACAGGTGCAATTAGAATTTAGAGAGCAAATGCAACAAATGATGATGCTACAACAGCAAGCAGCAACTAATCCACAGGTAGCACAACAGCTTCAAGCACTAACAAATCAAGTGGAATCTAGAAAATCTGTGCTAATTGCAGAAATGACAGAAGAGTATATGAAGGAAGAGAAGAAAATTACGTCACAATTTGACAATGATCCTCTTCTAAAACTAAAATCACGTGAAGTTGACCTTCGTGCGATGGAAAATGAGCGAAAAAGAGACAACGATGAGGCTCAACAAGACCTTGCAAGAGCAAGATTGATGCAACAAGGTGAAATTGCAGAAGATAAAATGGATCAAAATGAGGATTTAGCTAAATTAAGAGCTGGAGTTAGCCTTGCAAAGTCAGGAGTTGATAAAGCAGCTGTAATGATAGAGGATTAATTATGCCATTAAACAAAAAAGGTAAAAAAATTATGAAATCTATGAAAAAACAGTACGGCAAAAAGAGGGGTGAAAAGATATTCTATGCATCTAAGAACAAAGGTGTTATAAAAGGAGTAAAAAAAGGAGTATAAATGCAAAAACTTGATAAAATCAAAGAAGTTAAAGTTGGCGAACAAGAAGTTGAGATAGATCCTAGATCTAAAACAACTGCAGACAAGGCTTTTAACTTTATTGGCACTGGTGGACCTGAAGAAGAAGTACAAGGTCAAGGTGCTGTAAGAGCAGACAAGAAAAGAAAATCTAAAGCGTACTAATTATGTGGTTATCGGCGATAAAATTAGCCGTCTCTGCTGGAAGTAAGATTTACGCTAACAAGCAGAAGACGAAGATGGCAATGTCTGATGCACAATTAATGCATGCAGAGCGTATGGCCCGTGGTGATGAAGCTTACCAGGGAAAATTATTAGAAGCTCGTCAATCAGACTGGAAGGACGAGGCAGTTTTGATAATTCTCAGTTTGCCCGTGTTGGTGCTCGCTTGGGCAGTGATATCGGA